ACTTGACCTGTGCCTTGGACATTATTACCCTCTACGACTTTAGCTGTTAAAGTAAAGCCTGTAAGATTAGTAAGCCAACCAAGAGTTAAATTGAGCCTAACTTGCTCACCTTTAACTACAGACACTAGTACAGCACCATCATCAGTTATTAAATCTTTAGATTGTGATCTTATATTTGAACGTGGCATGTTTTATCCTTTCTGCCGATCCTCAGATGGGCTATTTAGGTTTTACAAAAATAGCTAAATGGTTTTTAGTTCTGTATTTTTCTTCTACAATAAAGTATTGTTCAATCAAGCTTTTCCACCAGTTAGCATCGTTAACAATAAGATGTGCATTTCTTCCATCAGGAAGAATAGCAAAAGCACTAGATAAACAGATATGGAAGAAACCGCCTTTTAGCATTTTTTCTTTTATGTGCGCTAAAACATCATGTATAGCGTTAGGCTCAATATGCTCTAAAACATCTACAGACACAATATAGTCTGCTTGTTTTGGATCATTATCTTTTCCAGCAATGCCTGGATCATACTCTATTACTTCTATATCAGGAAAATCTTGATTACATACTCTTTTAAATGTTCCGCTACCACAACCATAATCTAGTATAGTAGTAGAACCTAATTCTTTTGCAACAGGAACAATGTATTTAACTTTAGAAGCGACCTTGCCGCCCCATTTTGTTGTTTTGTGCATTTGTTCTAATTGTTGTTTATACTCATCTGTATATAGCATATCTGTTTATGTTACAACCCTTCGAGCTATTAAGTGACTGATCATGCTTTCTTCCTAAGTGTTTTCTTATTGCTACTCTGATTCTTGTATTTATAAGCGCCGTACCCTGCACCGCCAATTACAGAAACCCCTGTTAAGTCTCTAGCAACTGTTCCGGCCTTAAACCGCAAATTTTGTCCCCATACTTTTGCATACTTTTGTGCTAATTTGTCACTTGCATTTTGTTGTTCTGCTATAATACCTTTTATTTTGGTTGACGCAACAGAAACAAGCGCTTGATCTTTAACATTTTTATTATACCCTTCAACTCCAATGCGATCTAGTTCTAAAAGTTTTCTTACTTTGCGTCTACTAAACATATTATTTTTTATAGGAATTATTTGATCAGTTGCAGCATCATATTTACTTATTTTATCAAGTTTAGCAGTATTATCAGCTAGTCCTTTTTTAAGAATTAGTTGATTTTTCTTAAGAATATCACTTTGTCTATTTAATTTATTAAGATTTTCTTTTAGGAAAGTTGTTTCTTTATCAAATGTCGATTTGCTTTTCGCAATTTTGTTTAAAGCTTTACTTTTTCTGCTTGCGCTTCTTTTCACAACGCTACGAGCATAAGCTTTTGGACCTGCTAATGCCATTCCTCCAACCTTTTTAGCTCTAGCCTTCGCCGAGGCTAAAACTGCTTTTCTTAATGCTCTTTTTTGAGCAGCGGTGCGGATAGCTTTTTTAGCTAACCGCTTACCTATTTGTCTACCGATTATACGAGTAAGCATTTATTTCTTTTTACCACCTTTTTTAGGTGGGCGTCCTCGTTTGGTTCCGTAAGTTCCTGGTCCTTTAGGCATATTAACCTTTTAACCTCCGCTTGTATTTACGTAAGTTGTAGGCTGTTTTTCCTGCTTTAAGGCGAGATTGTATTGTAGACTTTACTTTGCCCATTCTGTTAGACGCTTTGCGCTTTAAAGATTTACTTTTAAATTTAGCCTTTGATTTAAGGCTTTTAATCATTGTATTTGCGCGTTGTTTAATGCGTTTAACCTTAGTCGCAGCCCTTGATGAAGCTACTCTTGTTGTATCAGCTACTTTACGACCAGCGGTTTTAGTTTTAACTTTGGCGCGTGTAGCGGCTACTCCCCCAGTTGCTCTAGTAAACGCTGTAGAAGAACCCATAGGGCCTTGATTCCGCCCCGTTGTTCGAGCTATGGCGTTTTTAGCTTTAGATTTTCGCTTTTGGGCTGAGGCTTTTACAGCTTTCATAAGGGCAGCTTTTCGAGCCGAAGTCATTTTATAGACTCCCATAGCCTTGCTTTTTATTTTAGCACCAATACGGTGTAGTCGTGTATGTGCCATTGCACTTCCTTTCTTTGCATGGATTATTAGAAGCCGAAGCCGCGCTTAACGACTTTGGTTCCTGCTCTGATTGGATACAGATACTCAATAGCATATCGTAGTGCATCTGTCCAATGTTCTATCCCTTCCTTTTTATCTATCGTAGCGCTATCTGGGTTAGACTCTACCCACTGCGTACGCTCTAGAGACCTTATGGTATTAACACACTTAGGATGTATAAGCATGTCAATATCACCATTGGCGTTCTTAAACTTTTTATTCACAGCTGCGACTGAGTCTATTATCGGTGGAGCTTTTGTGTGTGCTCTGGTGAGGATACCGTGGGTCTCTAGGATCCTGAAATCTGTAACACCGACTGCAGCTGAAGTTTTTCGCGCCCTCCCTGACGGATCAGGATAAGCAGTGATTCTATGATCACCGTACTTAGCCTTAAGCGCTCCGGCAAGGGTTTCAGTATCGGGGTGGCCCTGCATCTCATCTAAGATGTGAACCTGATTGCCCCGAATAGCAAAGATTACTGAGGCCATAATTCCAACGTTAAAGTCTATAGCGACATGAACATCTTCTTTATCCTCAAATGGTGGAAGGGACTTGTCAACATGCTCTTTACGATTGAACGTATAGAACACGTTATTCCCTGAGTCTTCAAAGCTTGCTGTATACTCTCTTGCAAACTTTAAAGGGTCTAATGTTAGTTTGACTCTCTCGATTTCTTTTTCATCAAGAAACGGAGAATCAGCATAAGTGTAATGATAACTTTTCCAATCTTTATCTGTATCTTGTCTATTGTACATTTCAAAGAAGTAGTCATAACCACTAGGAGTACTGATTATCAGTGCTCTACCAGCGTTAGCTCCTAACTTTTTAGCATTCATAGGAGACCAGCGAGTACTTACACAAGGTTGTATAATGGACTCCCAAGACTCCTTTAGGTTCATACCTGCACCTTTCCAAGAAGTAACCTCGTCAGCAACAACAAAGTATTGCCCTGTACCCCTCATTCGTTGTGATGCTTCGTATGACCATAACTTTAACTGTACATTATTAGGAAACCAAAATGTACCTGCTGCCTTACTGCTCTTATCAGCATAGTCTTCCATACCTAGTTGCCAAGCTATCAAGGGAAAATAAATATCTACAGCTTGAGAGTAAGTAGGAGCAATTAGCGCAACATTTTTGTTAGGCACATCTAAATCTAAATCCATTAATTCCTGTACAGCAATAATAGCAGCGGTAGCAGCTAAGTAAGATTTACCAAACCCCCTAGCAGCATTTACCACAGCATATCTACAATTTTTTTCTACAAAAAGATCTCTAATAACTTCTGACTGTTTTTTATGTAACTGAATATCTGACATTACTTCTTCCTATAAAACTTCTCCATACAATACTCACCATAAGGTATATATACTTTTAAGGGTTCTTTTACATATTCACAGTTGTAGTTACACACTGTTACAATAGTACTAATATTGTATAGCCTTATATGTGTAGCCGTTATAGCAGATAGTAAACACATAGTCCACATTAATTATCTTTACTAGCTATCTTTTCAACATAACTTCTTATGTGTGATATGTTTTCGTCTATTCTTGCCATGGATACAGCTTGTGCATGTACAGAAATTTCTATTTGAGTTAACCTATCATTTAATTCCATAATATCTGTAGTATTACGTTCTATATCAGACATCATCATAGATACAGTCCACACAATAGCTGCACCTTGAATTATTAAACCAAATACAAGTGTTATAGGAACACTCTTTGATAAATGCCAGTTATCATTGCTCATTTCCTTTTTCTCCCTTGTCAGTAAGCACGATGCTAATCGGTTTCTTTTCTGTTATTTCTTGCTCTACTTTGTCGGGAATTTTCTTATAGCCATAAGCCATTAAGTTATTAATGAGAGTTCCTTGAGTAGCAATGAGTTGAGCATAAGCACCAGAACCTTCTTTTACTTTATGTGTATCTAGTGCATGTTGTATTTCTGTATATTTTTTGACCATCATCTCAATAGGATCAAAACTTAGCTCCTCTAACTTCTTTACAGAGGCCTTAGAGTTAATATTTTTAGAACCTTTAGGACGTCCAGCGCCTTCCCGCCGACCGCCCATCTGAGGTTTAGTCGGATGAGGATTTCCCATGGTTTTCTCCTGAGATTTTTCTGGATTGTTTTTCAATTAAAATTTTTTTATATAAAAATTAAATAATTAAAGAATTTTTATAGTAAGTCTTTAAAATATAATAATAAAATAATAATTAAAGTATTATTTAAAGTATCACCTTAAGACCACCTTATTCTTAAACGTCAACTATCGTCAAATGCTTATATCTATGATCTGTCCCTGACCCATTTGAGCCTTTTTTATGTAATATTGATCCGATAGTTCTTTATAAAATTCTTGCATAATTTTGTCAGCTTTAATTTGCCAATCGTCTGACAAAGGCATTTCTATTCGTTCTCTAGTAGCTACTTTAAGAGCTTCTAGCCGTTGTTCTTTTTCTTTATCTAAGTTTAAAGGTTTATGTATAGCTTGTATATCAAAAGGCATGTTACTAACCGCTTTAGTTTCCATTATCATTCTCTTCATTTTCATTAGATGTAATGTGGCTTTCTATAAAGTCATATACTTCTTGCATATCTAATTTAGCTGCAGCACAATATAATACTAGTTTTAATCCTTCTTCTGCTAGTAATC